GTCGTGTATTCACAGTTGGCCGTTCATGACTATTGCATTAACGACTATCCACACACCCTTCCTGAACCGAGTGGGCGTGCCAAGGTGTTGGCCCACTCCACGGAGCTGTGCTCCATGAAATTCGGGGCTATGCTCTGTGGGATCGGTGTTGTTGATTGTGTGCCTGCTATCGCTCGTCGGTGCTGGCACAACGATCTAGCCGCGGTGCAGAAGCGGGCGACTGCTCGTAACTTGTCTCACGACCAGCCGCCATTGCCATGTCTCGCTAGTCCTGCTGCGTATCGTCGCTACCTCTCATCGTACCCCTACACCATGTTCCAAACTGTCGCCTGGCATTTTGAGCAGGCGCGGTATCTCATCCCTGAACTGTTCGCGCTCCCGGCAATCGTTGAACCTCCATTTGATGTTTGGAATCAGCGGTTCCCGTCTGCTCGTCGCCAATACAACATTCTTGGTTTCGAGCAAAGTCAGCGAGCGTGCATCAGCCACCGCTTTGAGCAATCCTTTCCACCGCGGGAAGAATTGCTGCACGGCCTTGGTAATCCCATTCCCTGGGCGCCGAAAGTCATCATCGATATGTCTATCGACGCCCAGATCAAGGCATTCTGCAAGCGGGAGCTGCTGCTCAAGGGTGAATACGCCTATGTGCCGCGATTGATCCAAGGCACGCAGGCCAAGATTCAGGCTCTCATCGGGCCCTGGACATGGGCGTACAGCAAGTCGCTGGCCATGGCGTGGGACGGGTTCACGCCCACCATGGTGCGGGAGGTGAATGGCAGACAGTATGAACTCCGTCTTTGCTATGCGAGTGGCATTGACGCCCTTCAACTGGGTCAGGTGCTTGCGAATGCGGTGGCGGATTGGGGCGACCTCACGCCCCTGAGTGGAGATTACACATCATATGACGTGAGCGAGCGGTGTTCCGCGCTCATGTTCCGCCACCGTGTCTACTTGCACATGGGAATCGATGATGAGAGATTGGACGCGTTCATGTGTGTCATGTCCACCCACGGAGTTACCACTACTGGCGTCGAGTATTTCAGCGATGGCCAGCAGCAGAGTGGATATGCTGACACCTCCGCAGGCAATACTACCAACAACGGCCTCGTGTGTGCAGTCGCGTGGCTGCACATGCTTCAGATTAAACCAACTAACGCG